ACAGCCGCGACAACCGCAACAACTCAGGCGGGTATAGCGACAACCCAAGCGGGGATTGCAACGACCCAAGCGGGTATTGCTACCACTCAGGCGGGTATCTCAACAGCAAGCGCAACATCTGCATCTGAATCTTGGGATTTGTTTGATGACAGGATGCTAGGCGCGAAGGCTTCAGACCCGACACTTGATAATGATGGCAACCCCATTCTTACTGGTGCGCTTTACTTCAGTACCACAGTAAATAGAATGAAGGTATATGACGGAACAGCATGGCAACTGGCTTATGTTCCTGCGGGTGACTTTGTAACTGGTGCGGCTAGTTCACAAACAAATACAATTGTTCTGTTTGATGGAACAACTGGTAAGCTAGTTAAACAAGCGACAGTTGGAACAGCGGGACAGTATTTGCAAAGCAATGGTGCAGGAGTAGCTCCAACATGGATCACACCTCCAGTTCCAGAGATTCCACAAGACAATGCACTTCTTTATTATTTCATGGGTTAAGGATAAATCATGGCACAAACTCCAATCTCAACATCTGTAATCTACAATTCAAGAACACCAACAAATATCTATACAGTACCATCGGCAAGAACAGCCGTTGTTAAATCTGTCTTGGCATCTTCTCTGATTACTACTTATGACACAGTAACAATCAATAAGGTTTCAGGTGGTGTTACTTATCCTATTGTTCAGAATAGAACAACTGGCTATCCATCTGTATCAAGCACATATACTGCTTATCCTCCTAAAGAGTCAGTAAATTTATTGGATAGTCCAATCACTTTAGTTGCGGGTGAGTCTCTATCAATATCAACAACCACATCCGCACAATATAAATTTATAACCTCTGTGAATGGAACAACGCATCCGAATTTGCGAGTCAATAATATTCACTATTTAAACAGCACTTACATCGCAGTTGGATTTGATGCAACGAACGGAAATGGTTTAGTGATCACAAGTACAGATGCAATTACTTGGACAAAACAAAACTTCCCATTCGGCTTAACGATTACTGATATTGCTTTTGACGGAACTAATTATGTAGTCGTTGGCAGGGGTAGCGTAGGCTTTCTTTATTACAGCACCAACCTAACATCGTGGACTCAAGTCGCGGCTCCAAATACAAGTGATATGAATTGCATCACATTTGGAAATAGTAGATTTGTTGCGGGTGGTACTAGCGGTGTTATTTGGTATGCTACAACCCCGACTTCTTGGTCAACAGCTACAACTCCGATTGCCGCAGATATAAATGCTGTGCTGACTATCGGAACTAATTGGGCTTTTGGATCAACTGGTGCATATTGCTATACATCTAATTTCACAACTTTCACAGCACCATATTTTTTCAAGCCAATCACAGCTTCAGTCGCAAGTGGAATCAATGGCTTTGCTATGGATAGTGCGGGGAAAATGTATATTGGAAATACAAGCACAAGTCCAAACGCTAGTGCTACTACTGCAATTTGGTCATCAACTGATCTTGGTAAAACTTTCACGGCTTATGATTTAAGTGGTCTATCAGGTAGGCCAACAAATTCAGTTTTCCCTCATGCTTTTGGTAATGGAGGAAAAGTGTTTTGGATGTTTACGCATCCTGCTACTAGTCCATATCTGTCATCATCAGATGGAGTCTCAATAAACTCGCAAAGTTTCACAGGAACTTACGCAACATCAAGCTCTAATTGGTACACGATAAATGGAACAGGTGGCATTGGTTCAACATATAACTATATGATGTCATACCTTACTGGTGGAACAGCTAGTACATATGGTGCTTTGCAAATTGGAACAGTAGCATCTAATGGTGTCTACACCGATACGCTCTCGTTCTTACTGGCGAATGCTCAAATAATTGCACCAAATCAATATGGACATGGCGCGATGGCCGCAAGTCCATCTACTGGGACTTGGATTTTTGCGGCTACATTTCAAAATGATACGAATTACGGAGCATGGCTACGAGGTACATCAGCATCTAATGGTGCTGTTGGGCAAGGTATGGCCTATGCTTGGTATATCCCATCTTTAGGAAGTGTATATTCAGCTTGTCACAGACCTAATCATGCGGGTTTTATCATGGGTACAAATAGTGGATACCTGATGACTATTGAAACGCCTACTTCAACAGAGACTGTTGAAAGAGGTAGACCATTTCCTGACAATGGAGTTGTGTGTGCAATAACTCCAAGCGGCACTACATCCCAAAGCAAGATACTGGCAATATCTGCGGGTGGTTATATTGCATCGTCAACAGACCAAGGTGTAACTTGGACTTATGTATCTCGCATCTCTGCATCATTTTCTCCATTCACTTATGTTGGTGGGAATAAATCACTTCAGTATTCAAATGGATACTGGATGGCTTTTGATAGTTCTGGTGGAGTTTATTATTCAACCGATGGTTTAACTTGGTTGGGGAATCCATTGAACATTGGAAATATGTACACGCTCAATTCCAATAATATTTTTATTAAAGCCAATACAGGAATTACATACACAGCAGGAACAAGTCCTGATGTTTTTGTAAATGCTACAACTCAAAATTTAGGTGATCATGTTTCTGTCCGTAGGATGGCTTATGTCAATGGATCATATTTAATAGGTGGTGCAGGAGTAATTTATTCATCAACTGATTTGCTTACTTGGACAGGCCTTTCAATTGCTAATAAACAAATTAACAATAGCACTTTTTACAGTCCAAATAATTGCACCGCCATTGTTTACACAGGTGCAGGAAACAATATTGTTGTTGGTAATGCACTAAGGGCAACAACTAGCGCAACTGACTTCAGCATAAGTCAACCAACTCTATTGAGTGCATCCTTAGTAACTGGCGCGGCAACAGCAGGAATTGTTGAAATATCTTAAAGGAATAAAAATGACTGATGAAGCATGGAAAAAATTAGAAATAACTTTGGCATTCAAAGGTGATGAAGTGCAGGCTCTTGTTGAGGCTCTTGCTCATTTGCCATTCCATTTGAGCGCAAAGTTTATTACGAATATTCAAAATCAAACAGCACCGCAAGTTATGCATTTTGAATCGAAGATGGCAAAAGAACAGGAAGATCAGAAGGATACTGTATGACTTATGTAGCACTCAAAATGAACATCGTAGTTTCAATTGAAAAAGATGGTGTCATTGATAGAAGCATGGAGCATGATGTTGTTGTTGATGTTCCTGAATCATCCAATCCAAAAATGGGATGGATATATTCCAAGCCTCCTGTAATTTATGATGGAGTCATCTGGTTTTATCCAACTGATACAACTTACTTTGATCGCACTCCAAAAGAATCAGGTCGAGTTTTTGTTTCATCATGACTTCAACAGTTAATGAAGCCATAGTCACCAAAGCCGCAACAGCCGCCACTTATGGCGGCTCAGGAGTAGCCGTAATATTTGGCTTAACAGCCAATGAGTTTGCCGCTATCTCTGGCGTTGTGATTGCTTTGGTTGGTCTATTGGTAAACGTCTACTTCAAGCATCAGCACTTGAAGCTCGCGAGAGAATCAGCGAAAGCTGACGAACAAGAGTAATGGAAGATTGGGCTGTCGCTTTCCTTGCGGCAGTCACATTAGTCGCCACTATTCTGTGGTGCGTCTCAATTTTTATTTGGTACTGGTCATGACTTTTGTCATGATCTTTTTTTTTGCCTCAGTAGAATATCGGTGTGTCCGATGGGCATGGACAGGAGATGTCTATAACCGAAAAGTAGTGTGCCTTGAGTGGCAAAAGGTTGAGAGAAAATGATTGATCCGATGACAGCCCTTGCGGGAATACAGTCGGCCATTTCGATGGTCAAGAAGGCTAGTGCCGTAGCCAATGATCTTGGTTCTTTAGCCCCAATGATTGGGAAATTATTTGACGCCAAGTCAACAGCAACTAAAGCCCTGATTGAAACGAAGAAGTCTAAAGGTTCCAATATGGGAACTGCTCTTCAGATTGAGATGGCTCTGGAACAAGCTCGTGCCTTCGAGGAAGAACTGAAGATGCTGTTTATGACCACAGGCAAGATCGATGTGTGGAATAAAATTAAAGCTCGGCAAGATCAGATGGACATTGATGATGCTAGAGAGCTTCGCGCATTAGAGAGAGCAGAAAAGAAAGCCAAAGAAAAAGAAGCAGAGTTAAACGAGTTGGCTGTGATTCTTGGAGGCTGTGCGTTTGTTCTGTTCTTAGTGGTAATCGGTATCTATGAGTTGATGGAGTTCTGTCAGCAAACAAGAAGGTGCGGTCGGTGAATGAATATCAAAAGACCTTTGACTTATGCTTGAAGATTTTTTGTTATGGGTGCGTGGCTTTATATGCGCTCGGCTTTTTGAAATTCCTTCCTGATGATCTTAGCGATAAGATCGTTAATTTATTTTTGGGTCGCATAGGATTAGGCAAATGAAAATATCTGCTTATCAGCAAAATGCTAAGATGCAATGGGAAGTTCAGAGACTCACCCATCAACAGAACATGGAACATTTAGCGAAGCTGAACCGACAAGCTGATCAACAGCAAAAGGTTCAAGATATCAAATCACATTGGGTCAAGGTCAATCAAGTGGATGTAATGGCATGAGATATATTCTGCTTCTGCTATTGCTTACTGGATGCAAAGATGTTTACCGCTATCCATGTCAGAACCCTGATAACTTTGTCTTGCCTGAGTGTCAGAAGCCGAAGTGCTTGTTCACTCAGCATTGTCCTGAATACTTAGTCGCCCCAATCTTGGAAAAGAAAGTAACAGATGTCCAACAGCCAGAAGCCAAACCTAACAACTGAAGAATTTGAAGTTCGCGTTTGGGGCTTTGTTGTCGTAGTCGTGACTTGCATCCTTTGCTTCATTGTCATTGCACTCTTGTATTCTGTCACCTTCGTGACACAGCCAATCAAGAGCATGGCTCCAATTGACCAAGCCTATACCAAGATGCTGAACGACATTGTTCTGCTGATCGTTGGCGGCATCGGCGGAGTTATGACCAAAAGGGCGGCAGGGGCAGTATCTAGGGCGTTCAATCCTGCTCAACAATCGCAACCTATGTGTCACACCTACCAAGGACAGGGCGTCGGTTTTGGTATGTCAAACAATTCAGGATATAACCCGCCATCAGCTTATGGGGGTTTGCCGAGTCAGCCGTTCGGGGCGATGCCTGTATTCACGAATCCGCAACTGGATGAAAACTGGACACCTCCACCGCCTCCAACCACACCCCCAGAGCATCTAGAATCTGATGCCGAGAGGGAACAAATTGCTATAGCAAGAACTGAGGCTGACTGATGTTTCCAATTCCTTTGCCGTGGATAATCGTTGGTGTAATTATTTCCTTGTTCGGAACTTATCAAGTTGGCCATCATTACGGATGGCTTGAGCGCGATAATGACATGAAGATTGCCATTGCAAAAAAGAATGAGGAAGCAAGGGCGACTGAGCAGAAGCTCGGTGAACAACTCAATACCAATGCAACAAAGTTACAGGAGGCAACCAATGTCATTAATCAAAAGCAGTCTGCCCTTGATCGCGCTATCCGTTCTGGCAGGGTGCGCATCCCAACCGCAAGTTGTCAGCAAGCCGCCTCAAGTCCCGCCATTGCCGCCACAGATAGCAAAGAAACAGGAAGCCAACCTGACGGAAAGACTGACCAAGCTTCTGATGCCGAACGAGAAACCCTTATCGCCATCGCAGAAATAGTCGCGCAGGGTGACAGAAATACTTTGCAACTCAACGCTTGCATCGATGCTTACAATGAAGTGAGGAATCTTTTAAATGGTGAGTCCTGAACAATTACGACAACTCAAGATTGAACAATCGTTGGCTGATCCATTCAATGAAACATTTGAACGCTTCGGAATTCTGACTCCAGTTCAGCAAGCCGCATGGCTCGGACAATGTGGCCATGAGTGCAATAATTTTAGAGTCCTTGAAGAGAACCTGAACTATCGTGCGCCAACCCTGCTAAAGCTGTTTCCATTGACAGCGAAGAGAGCATGGGGCTTCACGCCTGAATCGGCGGCACAGTATGAGCGTCAGCCAGTTAAGATTGCCAATCGCATTTACGGCTCTCGTATGGGCAACAGGGATGAGGCATCGGGAGATGGATTCTTGTACCGAGGCTCTGGATTTTTACAGTTGACGGGCGCGGCAAATTTTTTCCATGCAGGAAAAGCATTGGGTGAGGACTTCGTTCGCAATCCCGATTTGGTAAGGACACCAAAATATGCGAGTCTTACTGCGGGATGGTTTTGGCAAACCCACAATTTGAATCAGTACGCTGACAAAGAAGATTGGCTGATGCTGACAAAAAGAATCAATGGCGGCACGATTGGATTAGAGGATCGCAAGAAGCATATCGCACACGCCATTGACGTCCTCACTTCTTAACAGCTTTCCATTCTCTCTCGCTACGATTGGCATTTGATTTAACTTTATTCCCTGTCAATTCAATCAAGCCTAGATCGTGCATTTCATTGAGCCGCCTTGCCACTTGATTACCATCAAGATTGGTGCATTGCGCTATGCCATCTTTCCCTAGAGGTCCAAATGCAAGCAAGCAATCAACAATTCTTTGGTAATGTTGCGGTGCATACTCTCTTATTGAATCAGCCGCTTCAAAAGAAGTAGCAGGGTCACTAGCTCTGACTCTTGGGAAAGAAGTAAATATCTTGTCAAACATTTTTTTGTAATGCATGATCTTCTCCAATAAGGTAAGGGTACTGGCGTTCGTCCGACATTGCTGTCGCGTTTTCCCCTCAGGTTAAATTTTAGAACGGCACATCGTCATCTTCAAGCTGTGGCAAGCCATCCTCACCTTTAGGGGTATTCAGATATGCCCATCCATTCCAACCCCCTGCATCTGTTAGAGGGGTGCAATCAAGTTTTAGCATCGGTCCTTTCTTGGTATCAATAACTGAACCAACCCTCAGATACCGATTTTTATTTACACCATCTTTGTTAACATAAGTGCCTGTAATAACAGATACTTCATAAATTGTCTTTGCCATTGTTTTCTTTCAGTTGGTTAAGGGTAGTTAGCGTCACATCAACTTCTGCCAAAAATAGCAGAACTTCTGTCTCTAACTTGTTTGCATATTCGGCATCGTATGGATAACGCTGTACGAACATTTGCAACTCTTGCGGTAGCCTTGGGTCAAAGCTAATGAAATCGCACCACTTGCGACCAGTACAAATCATTTGCCAAGTCATCTGAGCTTTGTGCTTGTTTGGAATCTTGCCACTCAGCAGGGTTTCAATATGTGTATTGGTCTGTGGGCATTTGATCTCAATCAAACCATCTTGGCCAACCATGCCATCAGGCGAAGCCCCCGCCATCATAGTCGGGTGCTGAACAAATCCAACCTCATCAACTAAGATGCTGTTCTTCATCTCATAAGCCGCCCGAGCAAGTGGCTCTGTCTCTGTGCCATGCGCCATTGCCGCAGTCGAAAATGATTCTGCGCCCTTGCCTGTCAAGCGTTCACAGATAAGCTGTGCCAAGTAGTTGTCGCGGCTCGCGGCATATCCTGTTTTGGTACGAGCCACAATGTCTTGCACCCTGCTAGCAGTTACCCGCCCTAGACGCGCGGCAAACCATTCTTCTGTGCCTTGTTCCATGATTTAACCTTGACTTTCTGCAAGAGCTTTTTTACGAGCATCTTTTCTTGCAATAAATTTTTTCTGCGATTCAATGTTGCCATTGGCAAATTGATAAGCCGCAGTAAAAGCGGTTTTCAAATCCTCTTCTGTTGCAGATTCATCAATTGCGGCAAGATGATCAAGCATTTTTGACTCATCAATTTTCTGAACAGCCGCATTGCCATCGTCATCCTCTGGGGCGATGCCGCAAGCCGACATGACGCTGTATCTCCGAGCGTATGTCAACGCGCTACCAAAGCCCTGCGCGTCATGCTTCACAGCGGGAATATGAATCTTGCCGCAATTTAATATTTCCCCTGATTCGTGAATAAACAATGTTTCCACAATCACGCCTGAATCGCATTCGCTTAGTTGTTGAACTAGGGCAATGCCGTTATTGTTCAGCGCATCAATAACCGCCTCAATACAAGCCGACAGATCAGCATATTTAGATTTGAAATGCGGGTTCTTTGAATTCTTGAGCGCAGGACCGAATTCTTTTTGTGCTTTGACTAAAGCTGTTGCTATTTGTTTCATTTGATGGCATCCAGTTGTTGTTTAATTTCAGAGATCAATTCTTCGTGGAGATTGACGATGTAGCAAAGCTCGCGTATCTTGCCCTGCAACATTCCGACCTGATAGGAAAGCCTATCTCTTGGCTCGCCCCCTTCAAAGAGGCGAGATGAATCCTGCGCTATAGAAGCGATAATGTAATCAGCGTTAACTTGAGTCATCTTAGAATTCCTTTAATTTTTATTCTGCGTTTTCTAAATAAGCAGTCAATCGTTTTATTCTGTCAGCGTGATAATCTGACATACGGCGAGCGTATTCCATCCCTGATTGGGCATCAAGGAAACGCCTCTTTGCTTCTTCAAGCTCCTTTGCCGCCATTTCATTCGGAGATGGCATACGCCACAAATCCTGTATCTTGTATAGCAAGTTCATCTTCAGCCCCTCCAAGCAAGCATTACGCCAATGCCGCCAAAGATGACGATGGCTAAAACACATTCAACTAAGGCAGTAATAATTTTTTGTTTCATTTCATTTCCCTTTTTAAATTAGATGAAAAAATTGCCGTCTTTTATTGATTCCCAAATGTCTACTACTTCAACATACTGGCCATAAGCAACGGCTCTGTCAAAATCTGTCTTGTCTGTAATTTGGTTTGTTCCATTATTAGAAACAAATCCCCACACTTGCTCCATGTGGTTGATCTTGTTTTCTAATTGAGTAAGTAAATTTTCTTTGCTGAAGCGAATCATAATAAATCTCCCCATTCTTTCGCGTCGGTTTGTTCGTTGTAGCCCTGTGTATAGGCGGCTCGTTCTTCTGCATTCAAATTAAGAACATATTCAGAAGCCAATGAATCGCCAACAAAATAATGCGGATTGAAATCGCGTCCGTAATATTTGTCAGCTGACCCTCTGTCGTATGCACCGCCATGTCGTGTGTATTCTGTTTTCATGCTGTCCTCTCCTCAAGAACTAAACCAATGGCATGATCACTCATGCCGTCGTTGCCTGTGCCAAGTTTTTCGTATGCGGCATAGGCTTCTGCGTAGTTGGCATAAGTTCCAATGATTTGATCAGTGTCTTTGTGGACAATGTGGTGTGGGCGGTCTTCAATCATGCTGTTGCTCCTTCGTGGTGCATTTCGTAGTAGGCTTGAGCATCTTCAGCAGTTGATGCTTCCCATTCGCGGCAGATTGCAACCTCATGGCCATTGTTGAAAACAGCCATCCAAGCCGCAGGAATAGTGCAGTTCAGGCGGTGATGGAAATATTCCGCTTGAAGGTAAACTTCTGTGATTTTGAATTGTTTGAACATCTTGATTCCTTTTAAAAGACCCCGACTGAAATTGCAGGGCATAGAAGAATTATAAGCCAGATTATTTAGGATTCGAACACCCCCCATCAAATTATTTTGATGAGGGGAAACCCTTGCTTATGCCAACAGCAGGGATTCGGCCTCGCTTTTCATGCGGTTGCCATTGCCAAACCATGCGTTGTTCATGCGGCTGTCGACATTGTGGCCTTTGTCGTGGTCAATGTATTGGGTGACAGCATTGAGCAAGCCCCATCGCGTACCCCCTGCGCCCTGCAAATCTGCGCCCATGCCCTTTCCCTCAAACAACTCAAGTACCTTGTTGTAGCCGCGAGATGGCTTGAACTCGGCAGTCTTTGGGTCAAAGTTTGCGGGGAATAAATTTGTCAAGAAGTCTTTGACAAAAGTGACACCGACTTGCTGACGGGCAAGATGGCGGTACTTGTCCATCATGCCGTCAAAGCCGCTAACCACTAGGCCGAGCCTGTCACGCATCAGGCTCGCATCAAACTCGCGACCATGCGTAATATTGAACCGACTAGGGGCAAACTCATTGTCAGCGGCTGAAAGCGTATTGTTGCAGACCACACGGACGCTAGTGAATTGGCCAACAGTTGCCGTAGAGCCATCAAAGCTAGTGGACAACAGCAAATAACCGCGAACGGCATCATCGCCAAGGACACAGGCCTCTTTGTTTGTGTTTGCCAATGCCCAAATGCGTTTACCGCCTTTAATCGCCCCTGCGACCTCCAGTTTGAATCCTGCGCTTTGCATCAGCACATTGAAGAAGTCCAGAACATCTTTGGGCTGATGGAGCTTGTAGCGGTCTGTGACCAAACCGAGCGGGGCAAATGTGTCGCTACGATAGACAACATTCTGGCCATGAACGCGCAAGGTGTCCTGTACTTCATTGAATGGTTGAAAGCGAACTGGTGAAACTTTCGCCTCCCAATCAAGCCCCGCCATTTTTGACCATGTGTCAATGTCAGCGTCAGGGTTCAATTCCTGACCGAGACCATGCCAAGGCTTCTGACCAACATAAGCGATCTCTGCCATACCTGTCGTTGCGTTTGTTTCGATTAAATGTGCCATGATAAATTTCCTTTAATTAAATTTCAGAGTTGAGGGCGGGGGCTTGCGCCCCCTATTTGATTAACCGATCAGCAATGTCACATCTTCAACATCTTGAAGATTTGCAAGGCGACCATTGTTGTTGATGCTGTATTCAACTTGAGCAATCGTTGGAACGCGCAACAATGAATAGTCAACACCTTGAATACATTGGCTTGTTCCTTCGTACCAAGTCAAAGTAACCATCAATCCATCAATGCTTTCAACTGTTCTCACTTGCGCTTCAGCAGAGTCGCTAGTGACAACTAATTGACCGACACGGATTTCAGACAGTTTGATTCTTGCGTTTTTCATTTTCAATTTCCTTTTAAAAGACCCCGAGGGGATTGTTGTGATGTGACAGATTGCACATCTCAAGGCTCACAGCATGAGCCTCAAGATATGTAATCAGGCAACGATGTTGAAGTGGAAATGCACTCCGTATTGCATTGCACTAGTGCCGATGAAGCAAGGGAAGAAGCGGCCATCTGTATGGGTCAAAACCATGTAACGCAATTGATTAAAATCAAATTTGTCAGAAGGGAAAACTTTCTCAACAGCTTTGATTGCATTTGCAACTGTTGCGTAAGTTTTGTTTGGTGTGAGTTGAACTTGAGTTGACATTTTGATTTCCTTTTAAAAGACCACAAGATGTTTGCGGCATGAATGAATTTTGCATCAGAAATAATAAAAAACGTATTTATTCTAAAAATATTTATAAATTCCCTTATTTTTGTATGTTTCGTTGTTTTTTTGGCACAGTTTACAGCTGTCCACTCAGGGTTTCTACTTATTTGCGTTAGCTAAACTTGCTTATAATGGAGACATGAAAAAAAATGATGCTATAAAACTTGCAGGAAGTATCAAAGAGCTTGCGCTTCTATTGGGCATTTCTCAACCCGCGATTTCCATGTGGAAAGAGGATGTGCCAAAGATGCGTGTCTTTCAACTTCGTGCTTTGAAACCTGAATGGTTTTTGTAATTTGAAACACGGCTAGGATGGATTAATTACCCATCTGAAAAGAGTTCTCCCCCTCTCCTGCCGAGGTTTCTTTTAGGGGGCTGTTTGAAAAGGGCGGCTATGCACTATTACCAGTTCAATATTGGTGACTACCACACGCACACACTACATCTGAACGAGATGGAGGATTTGGCTTATCGCCGAATGCTTGATTGGTGCTACTTACATGAAAAAGAATTGCCTTTGGACTACGAGCAGATCGCAAGACTGATTCGGATGCGGTCGCATACGGATTGCATTGCAGTAGTAGTGCAAGAGTTCTTTACGCGACACAATGATGGTTGGATTAGCGACAGGGTATTGCAAGAAATTGAACACTACAAGGCCAAAGTTGAACAGGCATCAAGGGCGGGTAAGGCATCTGCTGAACGCAGAGCCAACGGCAGTCCAACGGGCGTTCAACCAACCAATAACCAACAACCAATAACTAACAACCAACAACCATTGGATTTAGATGCTAACGCATCTTTGGCGGAAGAGGGTCTTCCACCCTGTCCACACAAAGAGATTATTCAGCTATACAAGAAGCATTTGCCGCACCTGACACAGCCGCGAGTTTGGGAAGGGAATAGGCAGACAGTTTTGAAAAGCCGATGGATACAAGCCTCAAAGCCATCCAATTATTCCCCTGACGGATATAAGACGCGAGAAAGTGGTTTGAAGTGGTGGGATAGTTTTTTTAGTTACATTGCCAATGATTCATCTTTGGTTAACGGATACAAAAGCAAAGATAGAACATGGTTGCCTGATTTGGAGTGGATAACGACAGCTTCAAATTTTGCAAAAATAATTGATGGGAAATATGCGAAATGAAAAATAGATATATTTTCGGAGCATTGTTTTTAATGCTGACTATCTTTTGGACTTGGGTTCATTGGCTTATTTGGACTCACATATGACATGGCCATTTCCTCCATTTCCAAATCCAAAACATAAAGATCAGCGTCAGCCGAAATTTAATCCCGACAATTTTGAGGACGCGCCGCTATGACTAAAGACGAAGCATTGAAGCTGGCGCTGAAGGCGTTGGAAACATCTATGTATCCGCAACAAAAACAATTGCAAGCCATCACCGCCATCAAAGAAGCCTTGGCACAACAAGCCCTAGATAGGAAGGCAGAGAACGCCCGTGAGTTGGGGCTGGACTATGAGCCAGAGCAAGAGCCTGTGGGACTGATTGAGAGCCTGAAAGATGCACAACCGTGTTGCGGAGAATATCAAACCTGTTGGCGTGCTTGCACACCTCGCGGAAAGTTCTTAGCACAGCGCACATGGGTTGGGCTGATGCGTGGCGTGCGCGTGGAGGGTGACACCGTGGTGATCAGCGTCAAGGGCGGCAACGATGCGGCTAGAGAGTTGTGCGGTGCATTGATCGAGGAGATGAATCGATGACCCCGTTAATTCGCGAGACTATCAAAATGGCTTTTGACGGCGGCATTGACCCTACCGAAATTCAGTGGTTTGATTTGTCGGGTTATGTTGACGATAGAAGCCATGCGGTTACTGAACCATTAATGAAGTACCGCCCTCCGTTTGAAAAAAACATTGTGGTTTGGCGCGGTAAAACCAAAACTTATGCGTCTTATGACACTATTTTTATGGTGGTTGGTACTAACCCTGAAGAAGGCATTGTGGTATCTACATGGAAAGGTGTAACAGGGCGTATGCCAACTAAATTCCCGCCTATGGTTTATGTGGTTGATGGCAATATGTTGCGTTACGGGCCAATAGACGATGGCAAAGAAATATCTAAAGAAATGGCAGAAACAATGCTTTCTTTTTGCGGTATTTGGCTTGAATCGTTAACGCAATCAGTACAAGCGCATCAACCTTTTACAAAACCTACATTTACTAATCAACGAAAAATTAAAGAAGGCAAAATGCCTACTTACGACTGGACTACGGTGGTGGTGGAAGCCTCTAAGCCCAAAAATGAGCATCAAGGGGGCACACACGCAAGCCCTAGATTGCATGACCGTAGAGGGCATTTGAGGCGTTTGAAAACGGGCAAAACTTGCTGGGTCAAGGCGCATAAAGTTGGCGATGTGACCAAGGGTATTGTGTTCCACGATTATGTTATTGAAGCCAAACTCAAGGAGAAGAAAACATGATGCATTCAATTGCACTTGGCGCGAATCAGCCATTACATAAATTTAAACTTTGCTCACGATGCGACACAAGCAAGCCTCCAGAGGGCGGCATCGATATGGGGTCTAAATGGATTTGCCAATCCTGTTGGAATAAAAAGATAACAGGAAAAAATCTAAAGCAAAATCGAATTTCTCAAAAGGCTAAACAATGAGCTTTGCTAAACCAGAATCAAAAAGAAAAGAAGAATTTGAATTTTCTATTTACTGCTCAGTAGATGGTTGCGGGAGTAGATGGGCTGTTCATTGTGATGGGGAAAAACCTAAATGCTCGTACCACCAATGGCAGAACAGTAAGCCTCAGAAAAAAGCTCTTTCATCTTTACCAGACCTTAAGCCAAAGACAGTAGCTCAATGGTATGAAGAAAAGGATGAATTCTAAAATGAATTATTTTGATGCAATGCGAATCTTGGACAAAGTTTATGACGGAGCCATTTATCCTGAGAATATTATTGACAAAGCTCTTGAAGCAACAGGGGACTTAGATGGACAAGGAACACCTAAAAGACAGCGAAGCGAGGGAATGGATTGCCAGATACAGAAAGAAGCAACTGGAAGAAGGCAAGGGCGAAGCATTAGAGTGGTGGCGCAAGATATTGTCGGACATAGCAAAGAGGCGTGGTCAGTCTGCCGCTGATGATTTGAGAAAAAGAATGAATATTCAAAGGAAAAAAAATGCAACAAGACATTGACATTGAAGCATTGTTGATGAAGGAGCGAGAACAATGTGTAATTGAATTGCTCAGATGCTTTGTCACAACTGATCAGATGCCAACATCCCGCGATGCTGTCACACACAATGAGGCGGTAAAAGAATGTATTGATGCTTTGATTGCGAGGAAAGACAAATGAGATATGCCGCAAGAGTGGATGCAAATCAAGCAGAGATAGTCAAAGCCTTGCGTGATGTTGGCGCATTTGTTTGGATTATTGGTTTGCCTGTGGATTTGCTCGTTGGCTACAGAGGCCATTCATTCTTGATAGAAATCAAAACAAATTCAAAGAAGCGTTTAACAGACTTGCAGAGCGATTTTTTTCTCAACTGGAATGGTGGCACAGTTTGCCGAGTGGATGGTGTGGAATCGGCTTTGCGTATGATTGGAGTAGCAAAATGATGTATCACCTTGAAACAAGTGAACAGGCAACATCTTTGATGCAATCTTTATGGCCAAAAGTCAAAACAGCATTGCAAGCGGGAAGAAAACTTTCCCTTGAAATAAAGCCTGAGAAAAAAAGCCGCGACCAAGAAGAAAAATATCACGCCATGATTGGCGAAGTTGCCAAGCAAGCACAGCACATCGGAAGCAAATGGAGTTCCGAAGATTTCAAACGCTTATTGATTGACCAATGGGCAAATGAAACAGATCGCAAGATTGGGCGACTCGTTCAAAGTTTAGACGGAGAGCGTATTGTTCAGCTTGGGATGCAGTCGCGCAAATTCACGAAAGAAGATGCAAGCGAATTTATAGAATGGTTGGAAGCATGGGGTGCAACCAACGGAATTATTTTTTCAACAAAAGGGGAATGATTATGTATAACTATACTTACTACACAACGATTGGTGAGGGCTTGGAGCCTGTTTATGTTGCAATTGAATTTGACAGAGATGAAGATTCAACATTTGATAGAAGTATCGTTTCAATTAAATTGGGTCAGACAGAAATTAGCGGATGCTTTACGGCTGAAGTGCTAGACGATCTTGCTAAGAAGGGTGCTGATCTTTATATGGCAGAGATTGCTCGCGGAGATCGTAATGTCTAAAAGAATAACATTACCAATCTCAGAAAAATTTGATGAAATAAAAAATCAACTTGAAGCAGATTTAGGAATTGAATTAACTTACTCGCAAGTATTTAATATTTTGATTCATTCTTATTCATCAAAAAATGCACAGCCAAAAACACAATGGAGGGCAATCAAATGAAGAGTCTTGCAATATCTTTTGGCGTATCTTATTTTTTTGCGGCATTTATCAATTGGCAATATGACCCATCTGAGTGGAGTGAATTTGCGCGTTTTGGATTGATCTTGTTTGGATTTGTAGTTTTTGGGATGGTCAATGCTTCAAAGAAAAACAATTAAATCATGCGAAAGAAAACAAAAAGAAAGCATTGGGGATTAGTTAACCCAATTGAACACGCCATCACAGGTGTCGCATTTATTGAGCGAAAAGATTTGAACAAATTGCGTTTATCAGAACTGACGGCTTTGGACGCTATGATTCGCGGAATGGGTACTGTTCAGGATTGGCGTACTCTGGTGGATGTTTTGAATCTAACTGAGATGATGGCAAGCAATGGCATAGGAAACGAAGCATTACAAAGTTGTAATTTAGCTCAGACAGCTTTGCATGAGGCGGCAATACGCTATGAGAAAACAAAAAAAATGGGACTGAGTGGAATCGGGATTCAGGCGATTAGAGATTTGCTTGAATATGCCGATCTTCAACAGGCAAGTATTCCTAGATGCGATTTTGAAAAAATGATTCAGAAAACCAAAAACTACATTAAATCTAGGAACGACAAAGTTGTTGAAATAGCATGAAATTCCCTAAACATCAATACATCCGTAGCACCACTTTGCTCCGCAATGCAAGAGAAATTGCTTGTCAGAATTGTGGTGCTGATGACGGAACTGTAGTTGCGGCACATACTAATTTTGGAGGCGGCAAAGGGCGTTCTATCAAAGCTGATGACAACCTGATTGCAAGCCTTTGCTACAGATGCCACATGGAGATCGACCAAGGTAGCAACTTGTCTAAGGAGGAAAGGCAAATACTCTGGCAGAAGGCTCACCGCAAGACTGTTCAGCGTTTGGTGATGCTTCAATTGTGGCCTCACAACATTGAAGTCCCTGATTTGCAAAATTATTTTGAAAAAGAGCGATGAGTGGGGGGGGTGGTGGTAAGGCATACAGAAAAAAAAATTAGGGGGTGTCTTGTTTGGGAATATATAAGGTATATGCTAAGATTCCTTATCTAATCAGAAGGCGTATATGACAAACAAATTGGCAATCAAATATAAGGCAACTGAACAGTTGATTCCCTATGCACTCAACAGCCGCACACACTCTGAATCGCAGATTGCACAATTAGCCGCAAGTATCCGTGAGTTCGGGTTCACGAATCCTGTCCTATTGGATGGAGAGAATGGCATCTTGGCAGGGCATGGGCGGGTAATGGCGGCAAGATTGTTGAAGTTGGAAAGCGTTCCGACTATTGAAATTTCACATCTGACAGCAACTCAGAAAAAGGCCTATGTCATTGCTGACAACAAATTGGCTCTGAATGCAGGGTGGGACATGGATATCCTTGGCCTTGAAATTGAAGAATTGAAAAATTGTGACTTTGAAATTGAATTGCTCGGTTTTGATGAATCAGAACTGGCTAAAAGCGCAATTGATTATTCTGTCCTTGATGACGAGGATGTTGATGACAAGATTCAAGACATGGCTGATGGTGTCAGAAAGGCAATACAAATTGAATTTGAGCCTGAACACTATTCAGAGGCGCAAGAACTGGTCAAATATTGGCGTGGTCAGAACGCTTATGTCGGGTACATGATCTTAGATTTCCTGCGGAAACAAAAAGATAAAGTTTGAAATGAAAATCTTTGTAACCATTGGCGGCTCTGGCACAAGGATGAAGGAAATCAGTCCTGTTGATAAACAATTTATTTATTACAGGGACAAACGCATCATTGAGCATATCTTTAAGATTTTCCCTTATGCAAATCTGCTAGGTAACGCAAAAACAAACAGCAGGAAAGATACGCTGACAGAAATAGCGCATGAGCAAGATTGCTTGATTGTTGACTGTGACATCATCCCGTTTGGTTTGCCAGAATTGAATTTTGATGGCGACACACTATTTTTCTTCAATAGCGAGAAGCCTAAATACGGCTCAATTCTGATTGAGGATTCAAGATTGATTGCTGTGAATGAAAAAGACAACATTTCAAAAAATAAATGTAGTGGAATTTATTTCGTCAAATCCATGTCTAATTTATTAGACAACATGAGAGATGTGAACAGTTTGGCATCAGGAATGATTGGCGCGAAAGTTATCCAAGAAAACACATTTATCAAATTAGGTGATGTGGAAGATTATTACGAGGCACTATGATCGTTGTTGTTGATTTTGATGGGACATTGGCAATTGGAAATACGCGCATCATGGACAGGATGCCTAATCTTGCGTTGATAAAACGCTTGCAGGATTTGAAAAGCACAATCAATCCAACAATCAAAATTGTGACAGCGCGTGGCTCAAGATTCGGTTTGTCAGAGAGTCAAAAGATTGAAAAATATCATAAAGATATTCAAACTTGGCTCAATTTGCACAATGTTCCGCATGATTGCATTTCTTTCAACAAAGAATATGGCGCGATCTACATTGATGACATGACTGTAAGCCAAGACGCTGATTTTACAAGCCTATTGAGTCCTTTCACAAAAAATAAGCTAATCTTCACAGACAGCACAGTAATCAAGAAAACAAAAAACGCAGAATTGGAATACGCTTGGTATCAGGCGGCAGATAGCATCGTGCAGACACCGAGAATATTATTCTGCAACGATGAGATGATCATTCTTGAAAGAGTGAAAGAACACAAGAAGCCAACAGCGCATGAAATTATTGATTTGATTGAGTCGTACAAGAATAAATCAATTAAAAATTATTCTTTTGACAGCTACAAACGGAATTTGCCAAGAATTGAATACGCGACAGCCAAAGTGCAGACCATCATTGATGGGTTAGAAGAACATGAATCATCTTTCTTTCATGGCGATCTTTCAACAACTAATATTCTTGTCCAAGACAATAAATTATTTTGCATCGATCCGAACTACAAAGGTATTTTTGGAAGCTATCTGACGGATGCAGGGAAGGCTTTTTTCAGTTTGCTTGCATACGAGCAAAGTTATTCACAGGCAAAAATAATTTCAGATAAGTATGGCCAAGATGTAATCAGATATGCCATTGCAGAAGGATTGCGGGTTTGCAAATACAACAGCAAATACATTTCTGTTGTTAACAACATGACGGATTTGATATGAAGATTGCAATACCAACTCATCGGAGATCAGATTCAATAAACAAACTTACTTTGAGTTTGCTATCTGATTTCGATAAGAAAGATATTTATTTATTCATAAGCGATGAGCAAGATATGGCTCTTTATAAGCAAATTTGCCCAGAGTACAACCTTGTTATGTGCCAAACAGATAACGCAACTGATAAATTTAATTACATTCAAAATTATTTCGATGTCGGAGTTTTTGTAATTGTCATTGAAGATGACATCAAGCAGATACAGTCTTTGATGACAAAGGATTTGAAGAAGCTGTTTGGATTCATAACAAATTATTGCAATAATAAACAAATCAATTCTTTTGGTGTCTATCCAAGCTCAAACAAATTTTTTATGAGCAAGACAATCGATATAGGTGCAACATACATTGTTGCTAATCTTTTTGGCTTCAAATCAACCAAAGACCATAGGGTTCTGTGCCAATTGAAAACAAAGACGGACTATGAGAGAAGCGTAAAGTTTTATAAGCACATGGGAAATATTGCGCGTTTCAATTTCATATCTTGCCTGACAAACAACTACACCAATAAAGGCGGTATGCAAGAGATCGCAGATAGAGCAACCCTTGAAAGACAAGCCTCTCTGATGCTTTGTAAGTTATATCCCGATATTTTTTCTATCAATGAGAATAGAAAATCTAAATACACAGAGATTCAAATGGCCAAGAATGTTGTGAAAGAACAGTTATGAACTATGTGGAACTCAAACAGGTCAAGCACAGCATAAAGATTGGCGATGTATGCGGTGATATTGAGCCAAATGTCACAGAGGACACAATATTTCTGTCAGACGATAAGATTGTTGGCTTCTACATCAAAGAGATGACAGGGCGTGTCAAACAGCTTGCTGATGTTGCCAATGCTGAATTCCTATCTGAGAGAGTGCCAAAGTCTTTCATGGACAGGAAGAAGCCAATGGGTCAAGATGAGAATGGCAAGAACAAGTACCAGATCATTCGGCAATACAGCACAATACTTGGATCAATAGCACCCAAGCCACATATGAAGAGGGTGTATCCTGCGATCTCTAGCGTACATCAGGTTAAGTCAGCGCAGACATTTGTCAAAGCCATGCTCCTGCTATGCAAAGAATCTGAGAAGCTCATGCAAGAGATCGCTCCTGAGCTTTATGAAACGCAGAAAAGAATCATCACAGAACAAGTCCCGCCTGAATTCCGCTTTGGAGAGTTGTTCACATCAAGTATCAGCAACTTCAATATCTCCGCACCTTTCCACAGAGATGCCGCTAATCTAGAAGGATGCGTCAATGTGATTATTGCCAAGAAGAAGAACGCTAGAGGCGGCAATACAACTGTTCCTGACTATGGGGCAACTGTTGACAGCAGGGACAATTCAATGTTGGTGTATCCTGCATGGCGTAATGTGCATGGAGTAACACCAATCCATCCGATAATAGAAGGTGGATACAGGAACTCTTTGGTCTTCTATCCACTCAAAGCATTTGCCAACCATTGGAAACAATAGGCTAAAGATGGATTATGTTGACTTCTTTGCCCTACAAGAGGGTGAGCACAAGATAGATGCAAGACTAAAGAATTGGTCTGTGTATGTCCGACCTCGCAGGGGCTATGGGTCAGTACATCCAATGTTCCGTTGGTATCGTCCGACAGAAGTATGGAATGGCAATCCGAACAGCTTTTCCCTTGATTTGCCTGATGCCGAGCTACTTGAGGGGGCAATGCGTCATCTGTCCAATGTGAATAGAATCGCAATCAAATGGTTCTATGTTGAGAACACATCGCCAACTAAAGTATGCAAAATATTAGATATCAACCTACATACATTAAAAAATTATGTAAGTAGTGGTAGAAAACAGTTGCAAAGTTATGTGGAAGTGATCTAGAATGCAATCGTCAAGAGCGCATACGCATAAGTTGACCACTATCTTTGCGGAGGTTTCATCATCTCTAAACGCATAAGCGGATGGCGGCTTCAGAAGGTTCGTCATCTCAGAATGATGGAGTCTCCGCTATGTACGCATTGCCAAGCCAAGGGAATAGTCAGGCTAGGAGAGGAGTTGGATCACATCATGCCCTTGTCAAAGGGTGGCGATAACGATCCGACCAACCTCCAAATGCTCTGTAAGGAATGCCATCACATCAAAACACTTGATGATATGGGGTTCAAGCCTAAACCGCGAATCGGTTTGGATGGATGGCCTGAAGAGGAAAATAAAATCCTCGGAATGGGGGGGCTGTGAAAAAGTAAAATGACTCCCTACCCAAAAC